GAGGGAAGAATTATGTCACTTCGTTTTCGCCGCAGCGTCTCCGTTGCTGGCGTGCGTCTAAACGTTGGTAAGCGTGGAATCACAAGTATCAGCACCGGAGTGCGCGGGTTTCGTGTTACGACTGGCAAGAACGGGACACGGGTTACGGCTGGAATTCCAGGTACTGGACTAAGTTACACCCAACGCATTGGGCAGCCGACACCCCGCCATGTTCCGGTTCCCGAGCCGCTTCCATCTGCTGATGTTCAGGTTATTCAAACTGCAGATGTTAGCGAATTGGCGGAGTTATCGAGCCAAGCATTACTTGATCGCATTAATAAACGTGCTGGGCAATTTCCACTTTTTGTTTTACCCGCTGTCGCATTCCTACTGGCGCTCTACCCTGCCTATATCATTTGGAATGTTTTGATTGCGCCAGTCTTGGTTATTGGCATCATTGCAACGTGGTGGGTTCATCGCATTGACATTGAAGGCCGTACGACTCGTTTACACTACGAATTGGATGAGCAAGCGCACGATCATCACGATACCGTTATTCGTTCACTCGAACATCTCGCGCAATCAGAGATGGTTTGGCAGGTTACATCAAAGCAGGGTGCGGAGTGGAAACATCATGGAGGCGCCAGCACACTGATTGATCGACACCGGGCAATTATTAGCAAGGCAAGTCCTCCTTTCATCTCAACGAACGTTGCGATTTCTAGTATCGGAGTGAACGCAACGAAACTATTCTTTCTCCCTGATCAGGTCTTGGTATGGCAACAAGGCAAATATGGAGCGGTTTCCTACGAGTCGCTGTCAATCAATGCCAACTCAACGCGCTTTGTCGAAACCAGTTCGGTACCACGTGACGCAACCGTGGTCGGAACAACCTGGCTTCATCCGAACAAGAACGGCAGTCCTGATCGTCGCTTTGCGAATAATCGTCAATTGAGTATTGCCCACTATGGCGTACTTGAGCTATCGTCACCAACTGGACTAAACATTCACCTACAAGTTTCAAGTTATGACTTAGCAGGGCGATTTGTAGGATGTATACAGAAAACCCAGTGCAGGACGAACAGTAGTATTCGTCCTTGACGTGTGATTTTACCTATTCGAATTCATAGATGGCCTAAGCCAGACTCAGTAATGCGAGGATGGCGATGGTCGGTGGTTCGCTGGCTTTCTTGGTCGGAGGGCAGCGAACCAACACAATAAGCGCGTCCAGTCTCGTCGTTAGCCTGCAATTGCGGCGACGGGGCTGGACGCGCTTATTTGTGTTTCGATTGTACCACCGCCGCCAACCTCTGTATTTCCAGCTCGGATGAACGCGGCCAGCGCCGATCCAGTGATACGCCGCTCCGAGCCAACCACCACAAATTGTAGCCGACCACTCTTCATCCACTTGTAAAGCGCAGCCCGCGTTACGCGCAGCTTCGCGGCGGCCTCCGGCACGGTATAGAACGTCTCTTCATCCACGATAGCACCTCCTGTTACGCTGTTGACTTGAGTATACAACGGTATTCACACGTTGTCAATACTGTGTTATACTACTGTCAACAGACGACAACGAAAGGAGTAGCTATGGGAACCGATGGAACAGAACGGACATGCATTGCATGCGGTGTCACGCGCCCAGCGTGGCAATTTGGCGATCGAAGCGCACGCCGGTATTGGGGCATGCGCCCAAAGGGCTATTGCCGTGAATGCCGACTATCACAAGAGGACTTCGAGACGATGTGCGACTGGTTCGGGAATAGATGCCTACGATGCGGCGGCGGCGGCCGACTCCATGCCGATCATGTCATCGCGCATGCGCGCGGCGGCAGCAACAGCCTACGCAATATGCAACCGCTCTGCGGCAGTTGCAACAAGAGAAAGCAAACAACCTACGCCGATTATCGCGATCCGGTGTTGTTAGCTGAGCTATTGCAATTCCTCGGATACTGACATTGCCGCTTGACAACACCTGTTGACAGTAGTATAATAACATCAATACAGAAGCACATCGGAGCATCACATCATGACCACCGCCACACTCGCCCGCGACATCAAGCAAAGCATCTCAGACGACATCCGCCGCTGCGCGCCGGCGCACACGCGGATCACGCTGGATGTTGCTTTGGCGAACTGGCAGTACTTCTTCAACGACTGCCGCTACACCGAGGCGCGGGCCTGGTGGGCGGTAGTTCACTCGATTATCACTGAGGGCAAATAGCATGACATTCCAGACCGACCTCACAATTCCCCCAGCGGCATCCATCCTCGATCGCGCCTGCGAGCTGCTCGGCAGCGCGTACCGCCTCCAGGACGACGCCAGCGCTCGCCAGCTGGAGCGCCTGATCACACAGATCCCCGCCGCATCGCTCTGCTGGGCGATGGGCGTGCTGCATGTCGGCAGCCCCAGCGGGAACACCTACCAGGTCACGCGCGCCGGCTGCAGCTGCCCGAACGGAACGAAGTGCGGCAAGCGGCAATGCTGGCACGTCGCAGCGTTTGAGCTGCTCCTGGACATGTTTGATGCGGATTGTGTCACCGCCGACAACGATGCCGAGGATCGATACAACCGCGGCGGCTGGTAAGACGTTTGAAACGATACTGAGAAAGGAACCGACCATGGAAGCACATTTCCGCGATGTCCTTGAATCAATCCACGACAGTCTGAGCGAGGCCGACTATCACACGACGGTCAGCCCAGAGCAGGTTACGTATCTGATCAGCGCGGTCAAGCAGCTGACCGGCCTAACCGAACGCCTGTACCAGCGCATTATCGATCTAGAGCGCGTCCAGAACGAACGCGCGGCCGACTAACATCTTTGCAGTACAATCAGCACAATCACGAAAGCGAGCCACGATCATGAGCGAACTATCAGAGCCCTGCATCCCCAGCTGCCAGGTCGAGATCAACGGCTTCACCTGGACGATCTACGCGACCACCACGAAAGAGACGATCGACCGGATCGAGCTCGTGAGCCGGGCGCTCACCAAGCGCGGCTACAGCGCGCCCAAGCGGCCGGCGTTCTCTGGCGGAAAACCCCAGCAGAAGCCCCTGACCCAGCCGCTGATCGACGGCGACGGGACGCCCTGCTGCATCCATCACACGCGCCACGACGGCCGGCCGGCGCCGATTCGGTGGGTTCCCGCGCGCGGCGACTTGCCCGGCTTCTGGGGCTGTCCCTGCGCCGCCCAGCAGGTTCCCGGCGAGCAGATCAACGGCCGCGGCTATTGCAATCTGCGCTTCGACTGGGCGGCCAGTGAGGCGCCGCAGAATGGCACAGTGAAGCGATGAGCGCGCTCGTGCTATAATCGCAGCGTACCGCATACACGAACGCCGACCTTCTCACCTGGGTCGGCGTTCGTGTGTCCGCTTGCGCCGCGTGCTATACTGGCGTTAACCGCGCAGTCAACGAAGGGCGATTGACTGCGCGTTCTTCGTTGGCTGCGACCGGAGCGCAGCACATGGCATTCTCCTATATCGGCGAAGCGTTGACCGGCCAGGCATTCATCGCCTACGTGCAGGCCTACGACTTTGGCAGCGTGCCGCCGTCGTTTGTGGTCATCCACAACAGCGCGATCCCCGATGCCTCCTGGGCGCCGCTCGGGGGCGATCCTACGACCAAGTGGGATCGGAATGAGGCCGGGCTCAATAACGACGCGATCCGCGCCAAGCGCAAGCCCCAGCTCGACTCAATCAAGAATTACTACGTCGGTCTGGGCTGGGAGAGCGGGCCGCACCTGTTCATCGACGAGCGCTTTATCTGGCTGTTCACGCCGATGTACGATGTCGGCACGCACGCGAAGGCCGGCAACAGCTACCGCGACAGCTCGGGAACGCTGCACTACTCTCTAGGGATCGAGACCGTGGGCTGGTTTGGCAGGCAGGGCTGGCCGCTCTCCATGCAGAAGCTGCTCCAGATCGCCGTCCAGTCGATCCGCGATCGGCTGCACACGTTTGAGATCGTGTACCACAGCGCGCCGCCGAATAGCCCCGCCGCGCACGATCATCAGATCAGCTTTCACCGCGATTACAACAAAGACTCCTGCCCTGGCCAGGTGATCACGCCGGACTACGCGATCCCGATCTTAGCGCACCCCTATGCGACCGTGTACCCGCGCTATCAGGTCGTGAGCCCGTGCGCGATCTTCACCGCGCGCGCGCCCGACGCGCCGCTGGCCGGCGGCCCCGACAGCGGCCAGACCTGGCTGGATGTCGGCGACGTGATTCAGGTCGGACAGGAACAGGACGGCTGGATGTGGGTTTCCGATAACGCGATTAACCCGCCCGGGATCGGGTTTTTGCCGAGTAGTTATCTGAGGGCGCTCTAGTGCCGGCGCTGTACTATATCTTGGTGCTGATTGTGGCGATCGCCGCCGCGACCGCGACCGCAGTGGCCGAGTCGATCGTGCGCGGCGCGGTCGATGCGCGGCAGTTCGTCGCATATATCATCGCCTATACGCTGGTGATTCTGCTGCCGCCGGCGATCGCGAAGTGGCTGAAGAAAGAGTGATGCGCCGCCCGCATGTGATCTTCGTCGCGCTGGCCGCGCTCCTCTGGATCGCGCTGTGGTATTCGGTCGGATGTCTGATTTATTGGTTTTTTCGCGGAGGATAACATGCCCGCTGCAATCAATACCCTGCACATCGTTTTGACCGTGCTGGCATTTGGGATACTCTTCGGCGTCGGATGGGCGCTTGCTCACATGGCCGTCGCGTGGCCTGGTAATCGCATCAGCGCGGCGGCGGCGATTATCGCGCTGCTGCTGCTGGCGCTTGCCTGGATTGTGCCGTAACGCTATGGCGCTCAGGCCGAAACAACAGGCGTTCATTGAATTTTATCTCGCATGCTGGAATGCGGCGCAAGCGGCGCGCGACGCGGGTTATACCACGAAGGCAAATGTACAGGGCAGTAGAATGCTAGCAAATGCTAGCATCCAGGCCGCGATCGCCGCGCGTCTCGCTGAGTTGAAGATGAGCGCCGACGAAGTGTTAACCAGACTGACCGACCAGGCGCGCGGCAGCATCGCGCCGTTTATGCGGGTCAGCGCCGACGGCGAGTTTCATGGGTTCGATCTGGGCCCAGATAAGCCGGTACATCTCATCAGACGCGCCACGTCGGTCAAGCGCACGTTTCGCGACGAAAGCAACGAGCATAGCGTCACGATCGAGCTGTACGACGCACAGAACGCGCTGGCGCTGCTGGGCAAACATCATGGATTGTTCGTAGAGCGCACAGAGATCAGCGGGCCGCAGGGCGCGCCGATCCCAATCCAAGCCTATGAGTACAATGCTGCCATTGCCGCGATTACGGACAGACCAGGCCCGGATCGCGACCCATCCGGCGAAGACGCAAGTCTTATCGATGGGCCGGCGCTGGGGCAAGTCGACGATGGGCGGCGCGATTAGTCTCGCGTGCGCCAACGCCGGCGCGCACGTGGCATGGGTTGTGCCGACCTATAAGAACGGTCGGCCGCTGTGGCGCTGGGCTGAAGCGACGGTCAATCCGCTGCGCCGCGCGGGCGTGCGCGTGAACCGCGCCGAACGCATGATCGAGTTTCCGACCGGCGGGTTTCTGAGTATCTATAGCGCCGATAATCCGACATCTATTCTGGGCGAAGCGTTCCACCTGGTCATCTGCGACGAAGCGGCGCGGATGGATGAAGCGGTCTGGACAGAGACGCTCATGCCGACCCTGGCCGATTACGACGGGCGCGCGATCCTGATTAGCACGCCGCGCGGGCGTAATTGGTTTTGGGAGCAGTGGCAGGCCGGGCAGGCCAAAGACGGCGCAGTCAAGTCATGGCGCGCGCCGACCAGCGCGAACCCGAACCCGCGTATTCAGAAGGCCGCGGAGCGGGCGCGCGGTCGCGTCGCGCGGTCGGTCTATGAGCAAGAATGGCTGGCCGAATTCGTCGAAGATGGATTGACGCTCTTTACGATCGAGGATATTGACCGCGCCGCTTCCCCCTACGACGCGCCGGCGGTCGGCCAATTCGTGACCAGCGTTGACGTAGGTCGGCGACGCGACGCGACCGTGATCAATACCTTCGAAACGTCGCGCGCGCCATACCGCCGCGTCGCGTTCGAGCGGCTGGAGCGCGTGCCCTATCCGCTCATCCAGCAGCGGATCGTCGAAACGATGCGCGACTGGCCTGGCCAGCTGATCATCGAAAGTAACGGCGTCGGCGATCCGTTAATAGAAAACTTGGATGTCTATGCCGTGCCGTTCGTGACGACCGCGCGGTCAAAGCTCCAGGCCTTGCAAGCGCTCCAGCTACTACTGGAACAAGGCGACATCCAGGCGGCATGGGACGCGCGCGAACGGGCCGCGCTGATACGCTGTGCATGGGACGAAGATCACACGCCGGATGAGGTGATGTCGCTGGCGATATTCGCGCTATCGGTCGCGCATATCGGCACGCCGGGAGTGTAACGCATGGGCATTCGATCCGACCTGCGCGACTTTGGGCGCATGCTGCGCGGGCTGCCGACGGCGGCGCAAGCGAAAGCGCTGAACATCTCGTTAGCGCCGAACGGGTTTGTCAATGAAGTACAAACAATGATCGTTCGGGGCAAGTCCTCCAGCTACGGCGCGGATACCGCCGCGCTCGAAGCGACCATGGCCCAGAATGAGCTGGTCTATGCGTGTATCAACATCCGCGCGTCGGCCGCGCGCGACCCGCGCCTCATCGTTCAGCAGCAAGTCACGAAGGACGGCCAGATCAGCTATGAAGAGCTGCCGGGCCATCCGTTCCGGCAGCTGATCATGCATCCGAACCCGCTCATGACGGAAGGCGATCTGATGCAGGCTGCGATCGTCTCATGGGATGTCAGCAATCCGCGCCGGCTGTACTGCGAAAAAGTCTACAAAAATGGACTGCTCGTGCAGCTCTGGCCGCTGAATCCGGCGTGTATGACGCCGCGCTACGCCCAGACCACTGGCCGCGAACTGATCGGCTACACATGGGCGGAGGGGCAAAAGAAGCGCGACTATACGCTTGATGATCTGCTCATCCGCGCCGCTCCGGCCTGGTACGACCCGCCGCCCTTGATCGCCGCGCTCGGGTCAATCAGCGCCGATACCGCCCAGACCCAGACGATCGGCACGTACTTCGCCAACGGCGGCATTCCGCCCCTCTTCCTCAAGTACTCCATGGCGCTGAACGATCCCCAGCGCGACGAAATACGCGCGAAATGGCGCGCGATCTACGGCGGCGGCGCGGCGGCCGGCGACATCGGCATTCTGGATGTCAATTCGGACGTGCGCGAAGTCGGCAGCAAGCTTGACCAGCTGGCCAGCCAGACCCTGCGAAGCGTCTCTGAGTCGCGGATCTGCATGGTGTTCGGCGTTCCCCCACTCATCGTCTACGCCTATGTCGGGTTGCTCCGCGCGACCTATTCCAATCTGAAAGAGGCCTGGGCCGGCTTTTGGGATGCGACCATGTCGCCGGCGTTCAAAGAGTGGCGCGACTGGTTTACATGGGCGCTGCTCTTGGAATTCGAGGACGAAGCGACCATCCGATCGGAAAAGATTAAGCTGGCCTATGACATGTCAACCGTCGCCGCGCTTCAGGAAGATGTCGACGCGATCCAGGGCCGCGCGCGCGCCAACTTCGAGTCGCGGCTGATCTCGCAAAACGAAGCGCGCGCCGCGCTCGGGTACGCTGCGACCGTGGGCGGCGACGATACGTACTACACGCCAGTACGGGAAACCATCGCGCCGCCGCCGGCGGCTGGAGCGGTCGCGCCCGTTCCTGGCAAGGCACGCGAATACATACCAGCGCCGGAGGGGTGATGGACGATCGCACGCGCGCCATGCTGCTGGCCATGCGGGCCGCGCTCATCCAGTTGCTGGGCGCGATCGAAGATGCGCTGAGTATGCCGCGTACGCTGCCGAGCCGCGACGATCGGCGGAAAGCGCGCGGGATCGTGTTTCCGCGTATTGACCCGTAGTGCTATACTGAATCTCAACCAATGCGCTGCACTAGCAATAGCGCGGTGATTCCCAATCGGGAGTCGCCGCGCTTTTTATTTGCCATGAGGCTATGCGATGCCAGAGTATAAACAGCTGCGCCACGCGACGAAGGCGATCGACGGTCGGACGGTGGTCGGCATCGCCGCGGTTCACGGGAATGTTGATTCGGGCGGCGATAAGAGCTGGCCGGGCAGTTTCGCCGACACGAACGTTGACGGGCGCAACCGCGCGGTGTTTCTCTGGATGCATAACCCGGATAACCCGCCGACGGCCAGCATTAACTACGTGCGCGAAGTGCCGAAAAACCAGCTGCCGCCGGCGGTGCTGGAGTACGCGCCCGACGCAACCGGCGGGGTGGAGGTATCCAGAACCTATCTGGAGACGCCGCGCGGTGAAGAGATCCTGGCCGGGCTGAAGGCCGGCGCGATCGATGAGATGTCATACGCCTACAACGCGACCGTCTATGACTTCGAAGAGATCGACGGCAAGACCATCCGCAATCTTCGCAAGATTGAGATATTCGATTACAGCGATGTCGCATGGGGCATGAACCCGGCGACGGTCGGCAGCAAAGCGGCCTGGAAAGACCGCCCGCTGGTCGACCACGCCGGCGCGCTGGAAAGCGCCGTGCGCGACTTCGCCGAACGGTTACACGAGCTGAAAGACCGCCGCGCGAAAGCCGGCCGAACCTTCAGCGCAGCCAACACCACGCGCATCGGCGGCATTGCGGAGGATCTCGCGAAAGCGGCGGTCGATCTCCAGCAAATGCTGAAAGACAGCGCGCCGAAAGAGCAGACCGACCTACGCCAGCTGTTCATCGAATATGAGCGCACGCTGGCGCAACGGAATGGAGTCAGACTGTGAAGAAAAAATACGAGATCGGCCAGCAACTGGACGCCAAGCGCGACCAACTGGCGCTGATCTTCAAGGAAGCCGGGCCGGATTACGACATGGCGCTGGTCAAGGCGATCGACGGCACGAGCGAAGAGAAGGTCGCGGCGATCCGCGCGCTGAACGCGGAGTTGTCCGATCTGGGCCGCGAATTTGACCAGGCCAGAGAGCTGGAGCTGATCGAGCAGGGCAACAAAGCGGCCCAGAACGGACGCCAGCGCGACGAGGATCGGCGGGGGCTGTCCGACGAAGCGCCCGCGCGCAGTCTGGGCCAGCAGTTCGCAGAGAGCCGACTCGCGAAGGAACACACTGGCCGGAGCAAGCGCCAGTTTTCGGTCACGTTTGACGACTTCGACGAAACCGCCGATCGTAAACAGCGCAAGACGCTCATGACGACCGGCGCCGGCTTCGCGGCGCCGAACAACCGCGGGCCGATCGTCATCCTCTCCGCGCAGCGCCGGCCGGTTGTATCCGATCTCATTCCGCAGAGTACCACGACGGTCAGCGTGGTCAAGTACATGGAAGAGACTACCTTCACGAACAACGCGGCCGGCGTGCTGGAGGGCGGCACGAAACCCGAGGCCGCGCTAGTCTTTACGGAGCGGTCGCAGATGGTTGAGAAAATCGCGGTTACGCTGCCCGTAACCGATGAGCAGCTCGACGACGTGCCGCAGATCCGATCGGTGATTGACGATCGTCTTACGCTCATGCTGGAGCTGACAGAGGAGATCGAGCTGCTCACCGGCAGCGGCACATCCCCCCACTTGCAAGGCATCTTGACGAAGACTGGCGTTCAGACGCAGGCGAAGTCAACCGACCCGACGCCGGACGCGGTATATAAGGCCATGACCAAAGTCCGCTTTACCGGCTTCGCGGAACCAAGCGGCGCGGTGTTCCATCCGAACGACTGGCAAGATGTCCGGCTGCTGAGAACGACCGACGGGATCTATATCTGGGGAAATCCCGCCGACGCCGGGCCGGAGCGCATCTGGGGGCTACCAGTCATCCTTACGACCGCAGAGACGGAAGGAACCGCGCTGGTCGGCGATTTCCTGCTTTACGCGCACATCTCGCGGCGCATGGGCCTCCGGATCGATATTGGATACGTCGGGTCGCAGTTCATCGAAAATAAGCAGACGATCCGCGTCGAAGAGCGCTTGAGTTTAGAGATATACCGTGCTGCTGCCTTTTGTATGATAACTGGAGTTTGACAGAGTACTCCATAATGTGTATAATGTAACCGTTACGTACCGTTACATAGCACATTGGAGTACACGATGCACACACAAACATGTCTGGAATGCGGCGCGGTCTTTACGTATCGCGGGAATCGAGAACGGGAATGTTGTTCACGGCGCTGCGCGGCGCTATTTCGTAATCGCCGACTGAGTGAGGCTGGGCATCTCTATCTCCCAACCAAGCCGCGCAAGGGGGATACGATCGCATGTTCTGTCTGTGGTACGCCGTTCTATCGGCAGCCGATCATGATCAAGCGCGGGCGCACGACATGCTCCAAGCCATGCGCGGATGTGGCGAAGCTGAAGCCGGCGGTTATCAAACAATGCGAGGTATGCGGGAAAGAGCTAAAGCTGAAGCCAAGCCAGTCCGGCATTCGCTACTGCTCAAAAGTGTGTGATGGGATCGGGCGCACGAAACGACCGCTCCAGCGGCTACACAATGGCAAGCCGGCGCGGATGGATGACAAGGGCTATATCATGGTCTATGAGCCGGAGCATCCAAACAAGGCTTTTCACGGCTGGCAATATGAACACCGACTCGTAGCAGAAGCGGCGCTCGGGCGCTACTTGCGGAGCGATGAGCACATCCATCACATTAACGGCGTGAAAGACGATAACCGGATCGAGAACTTGCAAGCGATGGACGGCATCGCGCATACCATTCTCAGCGGCATCGAATACCGCGATTGGGTAAAGTCGCAACTGGCCGAACTAGAACGCTACCGCGCGACGTTCGGCCCGCTGGAGGAAGGATAAATTTATGCCATACATCGAAGGACTCGGGCTGGGCGATCCGCTCTCGAACGCCGGCGCGCCAGTCAGCGGCACGGACGAAGTGCAGACCCTAACGATCGGCGGCGCGCCGACCGCCGGCGCCGGCAGCGGATTTACGCTGGCCTACATGGGCTTTACGACCGCGCTTATCCTCTGGAGCGCGACCAATAACACGCTGCGCGATAACATTGACGCGGCCTTAGAAGCGCTGCCGGTGATCGGAACCGGGAATGTAACGACCGCAGTCGGAACCGCGACCGCCGGCGTTGGCACGTTCACAATTACCTTTGCGGGCGGGCTGGCGAAGCATGCCGTCGCGACGATTACGGTCGGCGTGAACAGCATGACCGGCGCGGCGCCGACCGTCGCGGTGGCTGAGACGACGCCGGGCGTTGACGCGACCGCGCTCGGGGCAGCCAAAGGCGGGCTACTGATTGACATCACCAACGCGATTTTGTACATCAATACCGGCACGCCAGCCGCGCCAACCTGGACAAAGGTCGGAACCCAGACATAGCTGAGAATGGCGCGTATGGCGTCATGCGCGCCATTCTGCCGAGCCTAGCATGAAATGGAACACTGAAATGAGCGAAACACCGGCCGTATGGACGAATCACGGCGATGCGATTTACGTGAACGCCGATAAGTCGGCGGTCGTGCCGGGCGATAGTCCAGAGGCGGCCTATCTCCTGGTCGCGGAGGGCGGCACGCTGCCACTAGCGGAGGCGCAAAAGTACGATCTGATCGGCACGAACCTACCCGATCGCGGGCGCGGCCGATCGAAGGCGCCCGGGCCGGATGTGGCGCGCGAAGAGGATGAGGATGAAGCGCTCCGCAAGGCGAAAAAGGACGTTCCCGAGAATAAGGGACGCGGGTAAATCGTGACCAGCTATGCCACGCTGGCGCAGATCCGGCAGTATCTTCCGTCGGTTGCGGCTGGCGCGTCGATCGACGCGGTATTACAGCTTGCGCTGGATAACGCGACCGACATGATCCGCAGTCATATGCGGTCGTTACTGCCCGATCCGGCATTCGACTACACGGCGTTCGGCGCGGCCGACACGCGGATCGTGCTGGGCTATGACGGGCAATACCTCCGGCTGCCGCCGCATGAGGCCGGCAGCGTGAGTCTTGTGGAATGGATGATCGGCTCTAACCCGGCCGCGTATACGCCGATCGCCGATCAATGGATCGAGGAATCGGGCTATCTGTACCGCGCGATCGGCTGGGGCGCGACAAGCACGTACGGCGGGCGCCCGCGCTATAGAATAACAGCGGTCTGGGGCTATGGCGCGGCCGCGCCAGCCGCGATCCAAGAGGTTACGCTGCAATTAGCGGTCAATATCTACCGCGCCAGCGACAAGGGCGGATTTGTCGAAGCCATTACGACCGACGGATCGGGCACGATGAGTCAGGTGGCCGGGCTGACCGCGACGCAAAAACAGGCGCTGAGCGCTCAGCGCGATCAGCTGATGGTACTGGGCGTATGACCTTAGACGATTACATAGCGCTGCTGGAAACCGCCGACGAGCGGCTGACCGCGGCGAATATTCGGCTGCTGACGGAGGCGATCGACGATCTGAAAGCCTACGGCCAGGCGATCGGGCATCGCAAAACGGGGCTGATGGACAACAGCATGCACCGGCTGGGGCCGTTCCCGGTCGGTTCGGGCATGCTGGAGGCGCGCTTCGAGTCGGGCGCGGACTATGCCGAGACGGAAGTCGCACGCGGAGGCGCGCACGACTGGGCGACGCGCACGATCGCGGAGAATGACGCGCGGATACTCCAGCTTCAGCTGGAGGTTGAAAACGCCTTGATTACGGCGCTGACATCATGAACCGCTCGGCAGCGCGCGCGGCGGTCGCGTCGGCGCTGGCGTCGGCCGGCTTCGATCTGATCGTGCAAGGGGCGCCGGACAGCTTCGCGGGCGCTGCGAAGGTCGCGGTCATCACCAGCAGCGGCACGGAGCGGCAGCAGCTGGGGCGTAACATCTCGCAAGATGTCAACGGCGTAATCGTCTCGATCTATGTGCAGCGCGGTCTGGGCGGCGGGCCGGGAACAGAGGATAGTCTGGACGCATTGACCGCGGCGACGATCGCGGCGATTGACAATCTTGATACCTCGATCGTGTTCGCGCGGTCGGACGCCGGCGCGGGCGGAGCGCCGAATCGAAGAATTGATGGAATTATGTTCAGAGTCGAACGGATCGGCTTTACCGTGCTGGATGAGGGCGTATGAACCCTTCGATCCTTGTTTGCACACCGTACCGCGACGGCACGCATCCGGAGCTGGTTCGGCGCTGGAAAGTTCACGCCCAGACAGTAGCGAATATCTGGCCGAACGTGACCAGCCTGGCCATGCGCGACATCGTCGGCGACCAACCGCGCGAAGGCCTGTTCACGGCGCACGCGCGGGCGCGCAACACGCTGCTGAATACGATCGATCTGGGCGACTATGACTATCTGTACTGGATCGACATCGATATCATTCGCTGGCCGGAGGGGTTAATCGCATGGGCCCTAACCCATAACGCCGACGGCGTGACCGCGCCGGCGGTCGTCTTAGACCGCTACCGCGATCGGTTCTATGACACATGGGGTTATCTGGAGCATGGCGTACCGGCGCGCTTGTATCCGCCATGGTTTGACCAGGCCGGGCCGCTTGTCGCATTGGATAGCGTCGGCAGCTGCTACATCATACCAGCGACCGTGTACCGCGACGGCGCGCGCTACGCCGATCATGCCGGCGCAACCGAGCATCTCAGCATTATGCAAGCGTGCCGAGACGCCGGCCGGCGGGTGGTCGCGAATCTGGAGCTGACCGCTGTACATGGCTACTTGCCCGAATTCGGAGAAGCGCTCCATTGAAGATTCTTGTCGCGACCGCTATGCTGCAGATGCACCTACACACCGTCCGATCGGCGTTCTTACAACGATGGGATGGGCCGCTGGATTTTATGTTTCTTTCGGGCGGCGACAGTGAGGACGGGTATCAGGCGGTTACGGACAAATACGAACGCGCGCGCGTCCAGGCGCTGGCCGGCGGGTATGACTATCTCTTTTGCGTCGAAGCTGACATGATCGTGCCGCCCGATGCGCTGGCCAAGCTGATCGCGATCGGCGCTGATGTCGCGTACGGGCTGTATTGCTGGCGGCACGGCAAGGCGCTCGGGATGTGGTCGGCGTATCCCATTCTGGAGCCGAGCAAAGGCTATAGCCTGTCGCACAATAAAGACGAAGCGCGCGCGGTATGGGGGCAGCTGGCGATCGTAAATGGCGTCGGTCTGGGCTGTACGCTCATCAGACGCAATGTACTCGAGGCGATCGCATTCCATCACGCGCTGGGCGACGAAACGCGCCCGATCCCGGTGCATTGCGATTGGTGTCTCGCAGAGGACTGTCAAAGGCTCGGCTTTACGCAAGTGATGGATTTAAGCGTGGTCTGCGGGCATATCTTGGACACTGAGCCGCGCATGGTCGTCTGGCCAGACACGAACGAAGCCGACTTATTCCGGCTCGATCCCTTAGCAGCATAGGAGCATTCGCTATGGCGCCAACCACAAAGTATTTGGGCTATCAGGCGTACATGTTCTGGATCCCGACCGGCGGGCCGGCGATCGACCTGACCGGCGCGTCGCGTACGTTCGAGTGGGACGAAAAGGGCAACTCGATCGACGTGTCCACGCGCGACGATAAACAGGCCAACAGCAAGGCCAAGTTGGTCGACACGCCCGATCGCACCTTCAGCGCCTCCGGCCTGGACACGACGCCGACCGCGTCGCGCAAGTGGCGCACGATCAATATCGGCGACATCGGCGTCATGCTCATGTACCCGCTCGGCTCGGCCGCCGGCGCGCCGTTCGAATTCGCCAACGGCATTATTCAGAACCGTAATTTCAATACGCCGTATGACAACGCGGCGACGTGGAAGCTGGACGGCGAATTGACCAGCGCGTTTACCGCCGGCGTCGTTTGATGTTCCCGCGCATTTATCAGGACATTAGCTGCCCGCTGGACGGCTACGAGGGCTACTCATTTCGCGTGCTGGCCAACCCTACCGGCGCGGAGAAAATGGACTGGGCGCTCGGCAGTCTGGGCGTGACTGATTGTCCCGATTGCGCGAAGCTCGGCACGCCGCGCGGGAAACAGGGCAACGGCGGCACGAAATACTGCGAGGCCTGTACGCAATCGCGCGATCGCATGGGTCGATCGGCGGTCGCGATCTACGGCACGAGCAAGGTATCCGGCTTCGACTTTGCGACGCCGGATAGCGCGCTGGCCAGCTTCAGCCAGGCCGATCTGCCGGATGAATTGTTAGCCTGGCTGTACATGCTGCCGGGCGCGCTCTGGGCCGCGCGATCGGAAGATGTTAAAAAAAAGCTGCCGCAGTTCTTAGTGACTGGCGACTCTACCAACAACTCGGTCTGAACAACGCCGCCGATCCGGTCTATGTCGCGCTCCGGCCGACGATCGAGCGCCTGTCCGGTATCACGCGCATGGCCAGCCGAACGCGACAAGTAAACGAAGCCATGCATACGTCCATGACGCCGCAGCAGATCGCGGCGCTTTTTGCGGATGAGGATATTGATTTACTCATAGCGTGGATCGAGCATGCCGAATAACGCCTCTGTCACCCTAACGCTCCAGTCGCAAGTCGCGCCGCAGATCGCCGCGACCGCCAACGCGTATAAAACGCTTTCGACTGAGGAGCAGAAGGCCGAGCGGGCCGCGACCGCGTACGCCGCGTCGCTGAGTAAGGTCGCGCTGGCCGACGCCAAAACCGCGACGGAAGAGCAGCGGCTGGCCGTCCAGACCGCCAACGCCGCGAAGGCGCAGACGCAAGCGGAGGCCGCCGCGCTCCGGCTGGCGCAGGCGCAAGAAAAAGCGGCCAGCGGCAATACCTTCGCCAGCGAAACCGCGCAAGCGTTCACCAGTCAGATCAGCGCCATGGTTTCGCCGGTCGCGCTGGCCGCGGCCGGCATCGGCGCGCTTGTCGCGACCGCAAATAGCTTTAAAGAGGCGTTCGCTTTTAAGGCGCAGCTTGACCAGACCACGGCCAGCATTACGGTGCAGTTGGCCGGCGTGCGCGACAGCGCGACGGTCTTTGCGGGCGCGGCGCGGTTCGCGAATGAGTACAAATTAACGCAGCAAGAAACGACGGAGGCGATCCGATCGTCGCTGCCGGTCATCCGCTCATCGAACGCCAGCACGGAAGAGATATTAGGCACGCTGGCGCGCTTACGGGTACTCAACCCGGAACAGGACTTCGCCGGCGCGGCGCGCGCGCTGGCCGAGCTGAAGGCCGGCCAGATCAACTCGATCGTCGATCGGTTCAATATCGCGCGATCGTCCGCGAACGCCATGAAGCAAGAGATTCAGCAGGGCGGCGACGCGGTATTAATCCTCTCCAAGTACCTGGATAGCGCCGGCGTCGGCATGGACGCGCTTAAGACCGGCGCGACCGGCGCAAGCGGCGCGCTGCGCGAATTAGCTCGAGCTGAAGAAGAGTTAAAAATAGCCCAGGGCGAATTCGCGCAAGGCCCAGGGCTGGCGATCTTGCAAGCGCGCATCAATGTCACGCGCGACGCCGTAAAGCTGTTTCAGGGCGACGTAAACGGGCTGAACAACGTGCTGCGCGACAGTGGCGTGACCGCGATTAACCCGATCCTGGGCGCGCTGACAACGTACAACAGCTATGTGCTGGACGCCGGCAAGAACGCGCTCCAGTGGGCCGGCATTCTTCAGGGCAGCGCCAACCCGGCGACCGCGAATAATGCCGGCGCGTCGGACGCCGCCGCCCAGGCCGCGCAGTACTACGCCGGGCGCGTGGCGGTCGCTGGCAACCAGGCTGAGCTGGCCGCCGGCAAAGTGGACGTGCTGAGCGCGGCCGAGCTGCGGCAAGCGAACGCTTCCGGCCTGGCCGCCCAGCGGGCCGGTGAGCGGCAGGGCGGCGCGGATAACGCGGAAGATGAAAAGGGCGCACAGCAAAAGTTCGCGAAGCTGGCGCAAGCGCAAAAGGATAAGGACGCCGCGGAGGCCCAGCGCGTACAAGATGCGCGCGATAGCCTGGCGTTAGCCCGCGCGAAGACCAGCGCACAGAAGATCGCAGAGCTGAAGCGCCAACAGGCCGCGACCGCCGATCCGGTTGAAAAGCTCCAGCTCCAGGCGCAGATCGAACAGACCATGCAAAGCGGCGCGAAGGCGCATACCTCTGAATTAAATAAACAGCTCAGCTTACACGAATCGATCTATGATAGCCTGAACAAACAGCGCGACGCAGCGCTGGATATCGAAGAGCTAACGATCCGCGACCGGCAGCAGGATCGCGCCGACGCCGCGAAGATTAAGACCGCGCAGCGGATCCTGGCCAGCCCGAACGCATCGGCCGACCTCAAAGCGCGCGCGGCCGACGCGCTCGATCTGATCAGCGTCGAAGACCGCAAGCGCGCCCAGGCGATCGCGGAGAAAAGCGCGACCGCCGGCGGCGCGATCGTGAATGGCAAGCTGCTGCAAAGCGTGGCCGGCGGCGGGGCGCTGCCGAGCGCGACCGCAACGACCGCGGCCGGAGGCGCGCCCTTGCCAAGCGCGCCCGGGCCGGCCGGCGGCGGGGCTGGCGCGGTCACGATCAATCTGGTCGTGGATGGAAAGACCTTAGCGACCGTATCAGAGCCGTATATCATGGACAGCCTTTTGAAGGCCGTCCGCGCCACGCGCGCGAGTCAAGGTGCATAATGGCAGCTTCTTTCAATTCTGTCTCATTTTACGAGCGCGGCGACGCCGGGCTGAACGTGCCGCGCTGGGAAAAGAAGTTCAACTTCGCGACCAAGATCATTCCAAACGGTACGCCGGTCGTGCAAAAGATCGGCGTCGACGCGCAGCGCATGAGCATGCCGATCCGGTGCAGCTCGAGTCAACTGGACAGCCTCTACAGCAGCATCGATGGATCGTCGCATACCCTTAGCTGGAGCGGCGGCAGCGACTCGGCGGTGCTGGAGGCGATCGGCAGCGTGCAAGAAGTGAAGCCGGACGCCGATGTCTTTTTCGCGACGCTCAGCTTTATTCAAGTGTAGCCATGGCCTACTACGAATCACATACGCACAGCGCGCAGTACTCGAACGACGCCGGCGCGACCTGGATCGACTTCACCAGCTACGTCGAAGCGTTCACGACGCATCACGGCTATCAGGCCGATCGCGGCACGGCCGACATATCGTGCTACGTGTATCCGTCCGGCCTGGCCGAGAATGATCTGGTGATATTGTATATCGATGATGTATTGGTCTTTAACGGTCGCATGGCGCGGCCCAGTCTGCACTACGCCGGCAATAGCGCGGTTATCGCGTGCGAAGATGTCATGGCGAATCTCAGCTATCCATGGGGCGGCGAAGGAACCGATCCCGAGCTGGATGAGGCGTTTAACCGCGTGTACGACGATCAGGTCGTGAGCGACATCATAACGAACTATTGCGAGGCCATGGGCGTGGACGTGTCATTGCACGACATCGAAGCGTCGACCTGGAATCCATGCCAGATCGCGCCGGTCGTTTTGAGGGTCGGCCAGACGCCGCTGTCGCAGATCCGCGAGTGGGATGAGATCGAGGGCGCATGGACGGCCAGCCGCAACAACGGCGCGATTACGCGGCGCGCGATAGCGATCGACCCGCACACATGGTTCGCGGCCGACGAAGGCGACAATATCATCTCGGCCGATCGGACGCCGCTCGGCACGGAAAGCATTACGAACCGCTGGATCGTGTATGGCTTCGAATACGAAGGCGGGCTGATCGGCGGGCTGGGCGTCGGCGACTTTCAGCTGGATAATGATAACATTCCCGATCCGCCGAAAAGTCGCACGCGCACGGTGCGATCGAACTTCGTCCAGTCGGACGCCGACGCGCTGGCGTTCGCGACCGCGGGCGTAGGGCGCACGAATTTTCCGTATGATGAGGACAACTTGACGCTGTTAGGCAACCCAAACATTACAATCGGGCTGACGATGAACATCAGCAGCACCTTGCTTGACCACGCCGGCGGGCCGGGATCGTACCGCTTTATCGCGGAGGTCAGTCACCGCTACGGCGCCGGCGTCGGCTTTGAGACGCAAGTGAAGTGCATAAGAACCGAATGAACCGCCGATAAACGCCGATAAACGCCGATAGACGATCATTTCCATCGGCGTTCATCTGTTCGGCTATCGGCGGTTACAAAACACCATGGCCACACCGCATGATGTCGTCAAAGAATTAGGGCTCCTCCACACCAGCGCGGCCGAGCGGATCGCGTATAAGCCGACCGGCGTCGTACCGGGCTATAATCCCCAGCTGGGCGCGACGGTCACGCCCGACGGACGCTTGCGCTACGTCGGCGGCGGCGGCGTGTCCGGCAGCGTGGCGGCGGCGCACGTCGGCACGCTCCAGACCATTCCGATCAGCACGATCACGCGGGTCGACTTCGACACGATCGACAACGATCCGAGCGGGCTGATTACGACGGGATCGGGCTGGGCGATCGACTTACACGGCGTCGGCGCGTGGTATGAGATCGGCGCGCGGGTGACATTACGGTCGGACAATAGCGCGACCGAACCATGGGCGTACACCGATCATGCCGATCTCATGCTGTACCGCTATGATAGTGACGATAGCAGCTCCACGCTTGTCGCGGTGCTGTATACCTTCGACATCTTGGTTAGCACGGCGCTGGGGTTTTACATCGTCTTACACGGCGTCACGACCGCGCCGGCGGTCACGTCGACGCAGAGCTACTTTATCGCGGTGCGACAAGATTCCGCCTACGATCGGATCGTGGACGCCGACGCGACACTGAACTATGTCTGGGCTGCTCCAATAGGCGTCGGCGGCGGCCCAGCTGGGCCGGCCGGCGCTGATGGAGCCGACGGCGCCCCAGGCGCGGACGGCGCAACCGGGCC